TTACACAATACGCAGCAATTCTATTTTTACCGTATTCTTTGTTTAGATAAGAAAATTTACTTACAAGGTAATCAGAAAAATCTTTATTAATTATTTTAGATTTACCCTCTTTAAAACCAGAGTCTTTAATGCCAAAATAACAATTAACTATATTACCTACCGTTATGTTGTTTTTATTTTCAAGATACGCACGATAAACAAGATTATAGTCTAAATTAAATTCAATATATGCTTTTAGATAATCAACAGTTTTCCACTCCCTATTCCCGTTGTTTAAACTTATAATTGTGTCTAAATGTTCTTTTTGTACTCGTGTGTCTATCCAATCTACTATATATGCTGGTACGGTTTTTTCTTTTAAGAGCATAGCACTTTGCAATCTGTGATGCCCTTCTATTAAATCTCCTTTTTCTGATACTACTATTGGCATCATCCAACCATAATTTATTAGTTTTTCTTTAAAGGTTTCTGCGTGCGATTGTAATAAGTCCCTGTTTACTTTTGCAAATTTTAAGTTTTTAATTGGATAATTAGATTTAAACTTTCCTACTTTAATACTTTTTTCTTTTTTATTATACATAATTATTGTTTTATTGTTTTGCCTACTCTAAAAGGTTTTCGGCTACCCCTTATAATATTCCTCTCATTACATATTGGTCAAGGTCGTGTTCTTCTACAAAAAAGTATTTATATAAATCTGTTGCTTGTCTGTATTTGTCCTCGCCTCTTGCTATAAAATCTTCACTTGCTTCAAAGACTCCTATATCGCAACTGCCTTTGTCAATTACCAAAAAGGTAAACTTATCTACGTTGAATAGTTTTGTGTACAGATACGCTTGTAGGTCGTAGCCATACTTGTCCGCACTATATCTAAAAGAACCTATGTCTTGTGTTGTCTTAATATCTATAATGTTATTGTCTTTTAGTATATCTGCCTTACCTCTAAATGCAAGACCATCAAGCATTTCTATTGCAGGTACTTCAAACTCTGACTTGTTAATTAGTTTTATTGCTTCTTCGTTTCTTAGCAAAGCATCTGTTAATCGTTGCGCTTGTTGCTTTTCTTTTTCCAAATACACCTCTCCGTGTTCCTCAACTGCGTGTTTGTAAATGTTTGTGTTTTTCGAACTCGCCTCTACAAAATGCAAAGCATCTATCTTATGTGGTTCTAACACCATCCAATGCAATAGCTTACCTGCTCTTAGTGCTGGGGAATCCGTATCGCTTCCGTATTTTGTAACATTCCTATATGTCTTAGGACTTTTCAGTAGCATCTTTAAACTACTACTACTTAATGCGTGTCTGCCTAAATGCCCATAGTAAAATTCGTCATCGTACATCTGTGTGAGTATTTCATCTTTACCCCAAGCCTCTCCGTTTAATAGTGTTATCATAGTCCTAATATTTCGTCTTGTGATTCTTGCCTGTTTCTTAGTTCAGACTTTGCATCTTCTATGTGGCTTTTAAGTGTACTGCCACTTTCTATTATTTTGCGTAGTTCGTCATCTGTATAGAATGACCAAAGGTAATGTTTGTAATTATCCATCTTATTGTTTTTAACAAAGCTACTTATTAATATTTAGTTAACAAACTATTTATTAAGTTTTTTTAGCTTTTGTATGTAAAGCACTGAATCCATTAGTTCCTCTTGCAGATGATTAAGAAACGAATAAAAGCCATCAGGACTATCCTCTAAGGTCGTTCCGTATTCCTTCTGTCCCTTTTCACTACGTTTGTCCATTATGTACTTTACATCTTCTACTATGCCATCTGTTTGCATCTCAAAATATTTCTTTTTACTATCACTCATAAGCCTAATTCCTTTTCTTTTCTTAGTATTGCTATTTCCTTTTCCAGTTCTTGTACTTTCTTTTCTGCTTTTTGCGCACGTTCTATTGCTCTAAGTTTTGAAGTTCTGTATTCATTTAAACTTTCGTTGTAGTATAGTTCGTTTGTATATATTTCCGTGATGTAGTAGTTGATGTCTATAAGACTTTCCATTAACTTATCTACTGTGTCGGTTGGTTTCTTCTCCTGCCACTCTAAAAAAGTATTTGCTATAATATCAAAGTTGGCTAAGTAGTTAATGTGTTTTAAGTTGTGTATCTTTTTGTTCATAGTATCTCAGCATCTATAACAGGCAGCATAGCTACCTCTTTTTTTATTTTATTGTTATTGCTAAAATGGGTTGTTTTATTATGGTATTGTATTTCCCACTTTGGTTTCACAAGGTACAAATTAAATTTATATACTCCTTGTGGTGTGGAATTTATGTAGATGGGTATGTCTAAGTTTTCGTCTGCCTTGCTAATCATCGCATCGTACTTTTTCTTCTCTATAAGCAAAGTATCGTAGTGTGCGCCCCTACATTTAAGTTCTATCCTATGTTTACTTTCAGGACTGTAGCAATCCCATTTAGACATCTGTTTCCTTGCCTTTACTAAATCAGGGTAGCAACAATTTTGCAGATATAAAAATAGGTCATTTTCGCTCCAAGTTTTCACAGGTATTGTTTGTATAGTTGTTCTAACTTTTTATAAACACCATTTACAAAACAAGGAGAGCAGTTAGTTGGTTGTGCGTTATCGCTAAATACTCTGTTATATATTTCTAACATCCTTTTCTGTTCGTCTGATAGTATCGTGCTTTTGCGGTTCTCAAACTTCTCTTGTAGATAATTGTATTCTTCTTCGTTTAAACATTTAGGCTTACGTCTTGGAAATAACTTGTTTAGTTTGTCTTTACGTTCATCACATCCACAGTCATCCCCTGCTATCCACTTGACCGCTTTCTTTATCCCAGTAGCCTTAGTAATCTTTTCTACCGTATCGCCTAAACCTTTACTTGCGTTTTCGTGGTTCTTCTTCCACTCCTTAAATTCCTTTGTTCTTTTGTCGCCTTTAAATTCTGTCATAATCTTTATTTAAGTAATCCTCAAAGTCCTCTTTAAATATTTCCCTTAGTTCTTCTTTACACTTTTTTAGTGTGTTAAATATACTTACCCAACTTATGTTAGTTTCTTCTGATATTTTTCTAATAGACATATCTGTATCTCTGTACAATCTAAATAGGGTTTTATCGTACCACCTCCAACCTTCTATGTGGTTGTCTATTTTTGTAGTTATGTCGTTATATCCTATTTGGTCATCCATTTCCGAATCGTCTGCAATTTGCGTATAAGTTTCTTCATTGTCAATTTCAATTTTTTTGATTTTGTTTTTAGCATTACAATACTGTAAAAAAATAGACCGAAGGGTAAAATAGCAATAACCCCTGCTAACAACACCTTTTTCAATGATTTTTTCTCCACTTGTATATTTATTTAACACAAGGTACATCTCCTGCACAATATCTTCTGCATAGTCAAACTCCCCAAAAGAATGTACAATTTTAATCCATTCACTATGCCTTGCAGCAACTTTACTTAGCCATCTTGCCTCCCCCATATTACGTTTATACTAATTACACCTAATAAGCATTGTAAAGTATATTCCGTAATTTTTGTATTGTTTTCTGTATATGTTTCATCGTGTACTAAAGCACCAACAACAAAACCCTTAATAGGGCTTATTATTATTTCAGCACGTACCACAAATCCAATAACTGTAAATATACCACCTATTGTCATCAGTAATATAAATATATGTAATATTGGACTTGAAAAAATGTTTGGTTCTATCATATTTGTATGGGTTTTATTTCTTTGTAGTTAAGTAGGTCTTGCCCTTTGTATTCAAATCCTACATTGTTTAAAGCCATTCTAAGGCTTATAGGTTGTTCGTATGGTGTACACCTTCCGCCTGTTTCGTTTTCTTTAACCTTTAATACGTGTATGTGGCTATACATCCAATCGCTTGGGTGGCTTGTGTATCTATGTATGCAGTAAACATCATCCGCACGGTTACCCCATTTACCTCCACCCTCTACACCTGCTAAACCTAATGGCATTGGTAAGTTTTCGTATTCGTGTCCTTTTATGTGAGTTTTTCGCAGCGATTCGGTCACTCCGTGTGAATTTAAGAATATCGTTACATTTTTCTTTTTTGCAAATAGTCTAAACTCACTACTCACTTGATAGTCGTACTCGTGGCTTCCTACCGCTCTTAAAAGCTGATGGTCTTTTGCTAAACTATTGTAGGGGTCTATAAGTAAACCATCATAGTCCCAAGCATCCTTTACTGCGTTGGCTTCTTTTAGCAAATCCTTGTAAGTGTATAAATCCTCAACGTCTATTATTTTAAAATGCTTATCGCACCATACTACCGCATCGGCTATGTCTTTTTCTTCTGCCTGATGTATTGGTGTACCCATTTTAAATTCTATAATCTTTCTTACTATGCTTTGTGGTGTGTTTTCGCTTGACCAAATTAAAAATCTCAGGTTGTGCTTTATTGCCCATAGGGTTAACAGGTAACATATCACGGTAGTCTTACCTACGTTAGCGTGTCCAATCAATAAATTAAACCCACCTTGTTTATACCTTATGTACTCGTCTATTTCAGGTACCCCTATCTTTAATCCTTCCTTTACCCTTCCGTATTTTATGTCCAGTATTTTGTCTTGTATTGTTTTACTTTGTGCTATCATCTTATTTGATTGTTTTTTAGTCCATATTTAATACTTTCTTTTTTTGAATCTCTTGGTTCTGGTTTGTATTCGTATCCCAATATAGGATTTATATTATAATTCCAAAAATCCATAGGAAACTTATCTCCTTGTTTCAGTTTTTTAAGCATAAAAAAAAGGGGGTGTTACCCCCCTCATTATTAAAATGGTAAATCTACTCCCTCTCTTGCAGGGTTTTGTTGTGTATTAGTAACTTCGTTGTTTAGTATTTGTGCAATCTTCCAACCTACTACATTCATATAGTGTTTTCCGTTGTACTCATTGCCTCTTAAATTAACACCTACAGATACTTTTTGTCCTGTTTGAAATTTCTGTAATTGATCTACACTTTTGTTTAGAAATTCAACTGGTATATTCTGAGGGTATTTAGTGTCCTCATCAATAGTTAAAATCATCTGTTGTTTAGTTAGCTTGTCGCTTACTGTTACAGGGTCGCTTATTAGTTTAATAGTTCCTTTTAAATCCATTTATAATTTATTTAATTCTGATTCAACTTCTTTTGATACTTTGTACTTGTTTCTAATTTGTTTTACAGTACCACCTTGTTTAATGTAGTTAATCATTTCGTTAAAGTCAGGTGTGTTTTTATTTAACCACTTCTTTTCATTGTCAGGTGTAACAGGAAGGTCAGCTACTACATTGGCAGTTTCTCCACCTAATACATATTGTTCAAATATTTTAGCGGTTTCAATAATTTGTTGTTCGTCCCAAGACCCTTCCTTACTGTAAAGGTCTGTTGCTCTGTTTAGGCTACTTTGCCTAATAATGTAAAGTTGTGTCTTATCCATAGTATATACCATTTTGAATGTTTAACTGTTTTTTAAGTTGTTCGTTTTCTTCTTGCAGTTCTAAGACCTTGCCATAGATTTCTGCTTTTGTAAATTGTTCCATAGTGCTAAGATAACAAAAAAATTTTAAACAAAAAAAAGGCAACATTTCTGCTGCCCTTCTTAATAAAACAATAAAAACAAAAATTACTGGAAAGTCTTTAGTTTTGCTTGGTAGTCATCAATCATATCCTGCAAGTCTTGACTACTAAACTTAACTATTTCTTTACTTTTCAAATATAAGTCATTTGACAGTTCCGAACCAAGAAAAATAGAATATTTATATTGTTCTCCTTGCTTAAACATATTA